AAACTCATCTTCCACCTGTTCAGCAGCTTTCTTTACGATGCTTTGAAGGGTCCCATATTTAATTGAGATTCCGTTGATGATGAACTTCATAAACACAAACGCAATTACATTAGCATCACCACCAGCAAGTAATTTTCTAGCTGAACCAGCGCGCCCACCTCGACCCACTGGTGCTTCCATTTCCTCACTGATACCTGCAGCAAACTTGGCTAGTCCATGCGTCAACATGGCCTGTCCATATTGAGTCCCCGACTCCCCTCTTTGAGCCTGCTGCTTGCCCAACTGGTTGGCACTTCTTTCAACACCAGCATCCCTCATTCGCTTCTCAATAAGAAGCTGTGCATCCATCAATAAATCACCTGTAATTACACTGTTAGACATTTGTCTACTCCATTAAATTTACTTTCAATGCTGAATCTATACACCCACGCAAGTACCTCGCGCTGGCCTCTCGGCCATAGTGCAACCTTTGCTCTGAGCCATCATTTGGCCCCATTTGTCCTGCCTTTTGTCCCCCCTATATTGAACTGAATTAGTTTCAGTACGGCTAAACACTAGCCAAAGTAAGGCCGCATCTGAAAGAAAAACAGATGCAGCCTATGATATTAACTATCGAATTGTGGCGCGCCCGAGAGGATTCGAACTGTTATCTGCTCGATGCACGTAAAGAATTCAGTAGGTATATCAGGCACTTAATGCCAGCACTATTTCATTTGGTAAAGCATTTGGAGACACTCTGTCCCCGTTAATGTCATTGGACTGTAAGGCCATGATGCCTGCCTGCAGTGCGGTGTGTGTCACCTTGGCATACTTGGCAGTCTGACTTATATTGGAGTGACCTAAGAGAGCCTGCACTATCCTTATGTCAATGCCTCGCTCTATCAAACGGGTAGCAAACGTGTGCCTGCAGCCATACCAAACCTCGTCACCTTCCCACCTCATTACAGGCCTGACTAGCTCATTCCAAAAGCGAGTGCAGTGCCACTTGTAATCAAGCTTGGCGAACATCTTAAAGTCACCCACCTGCCCGTCTGAACGGGTCTGCAATATCTGCTTAACTCGGTCAGTCATTGGAACGTCACGACCCTTTTTAGTCTTGCTATATTCCTTGGGTATTCTGATAACAGGAAAGCCATTAACGTCTGAGGTTATCCACTTGCAGTGTAGGTTGTGAGCCTCACGCCACGGCCTCATGCCAGTGTCAAAGAGGACCACTAAGAAGTCTTTTAGCAGGTCATTGATAGTGGAGCAGTGAAAGTCCATGTCCCCTGCTAGGCCCATTAGCTGGCTTTCCTCAAGTGGTGAGTAATAGCGCAGCCGCGAGTTGTCCCCTATCTTTTCCCACTGGATGATTGGTGCATGCTTAAGCCTGCCAGTGTGGGTCATATGCTTGAGCATTGAGGACAGGCAAGTCAGCTTGTTGTTGATGGTTTTAGGCTTGTTGCCTTTGTCCCGTAAGTGACAGATGTAATCATCAATCATCATGGTATCAACATCTTCAAGGCGTTTGACTTTGCGTTGCTTCAAGAAAAACTGGTCGATTGCATTCCAGTATTGGACCACCTTGGTTTGGTATGATTTGCTTTCATACTTCCACTGGTGTTCCCACGTTTCATCGTAGGCTAGCTGCAGGGTCAGGCTAGTGCCATGCCTCAGTTGCCCACCGACAGGCCGAAGACCTCGCGCCATATCAGCAACAGCTTGTGCTTCAATGGCTAGTGCTTCGGACTTTAGGTCTAGGCCCAAAACAAAGTCAACGAACCTGTGTCCATTCCTTTGAACCTTTATTTGCCAGCCTGTTTTTGTTTCATAAATAGACATAATGTGTCCCCCAGTTTAAAAGTTAGATGTCAAAGCTTTAGCAAAAGCCTTGCCTTTCTCGGTCAATTCAACATACCTCACGCGCCTGTCTAGTGGGTCATTGGTTAGCTTTACGAGGTCCAATGGTGCAACCTTGCGCCTTGCCACTGTGATGTCTGATAGTGCTGCCACGCATCGGCTAATGTTGCTACCAGATACATCAAGTGCAACAGCCATTTCTTTTCCTGTCACTTTGCCCCGTCTTGCAACTATCACAAAGCACCTCATTTGCAGCGCGCTCATTTCTGAGTAGGTATTGAAAAACGCTTCAAGAGAAACGCTTAAGCCTGCCAATACTTTCTGTTCTTTTTTGTTGAATTCATTCATGTTAGTTTTCTCCTGTATTAGGTATTAGGCCCGTTAGATGCTTGCTCGTTTAAATTGTTTCCAAAGTTGGTTTGCATAAATTCAAAAATAGGTTCCAAGTAATTGTACTCAGGTTTACGGCAAGCCATCCTATCTGTGAAAATTATGCTCCAGTGCCAGTTGGCCTCAAGTTGCCAAGCCATAGCCCTACAGCGCATCTTGGAAGCATGCCCTATTGTTGATTTATTTAACGGTAGATTCATAATGTCCCCCGTCCCTTAATATTTCAATTTCTTTCATTTCATCCTCACTTATTAATGGTCCTGCACTATCCAAGTCTTTGAACCATTCCCGTTTAAATGCCCTTAAAAATACATATCTTTTCAAGCTGATTTCTAACTCGAAAAACCCTCCAATTGTGACTATAAAAATGTTGTTTCCGTTCAAAACAATTTCCTTTTTTATTAAGTTTATCCTGTTGTGAATTGCTTTCCATGCGGATACAACACCTAGAATGATACAGGTGTTGTACTGGCTTGTCAGCAACACTGAAAAACTGTCTCACTTTCCCCCAGTATGGTGTTTAACTGCCACGTAATCATGGTCCAAAATCAAATCAATCAAAACATCAATTTCAAAATCCATCTGCCGTCCCGCCTTTTAGGTTAGTATTAAAAAGCCTCAAAATGAGACCCCAAAAAAGCCCGTTTTAAGGGCCTTTAAAGTGTCTCACTTATCCTTTTGCGTACTGCATCATAAAGCGAATGTGTTCAAGTCTAGCAGCGCCTTTACGACTTGCTAGGTTCCCAAGCCATATGGCAACATCGTTGTTTGACTTGCCAACACCGCACCATATGCCCTTAGTTTCAAACTTGCCCCCCTTGCCTGCTGTTATCCATTGCCCTGCCTGCAAACCTTTCCGTTGCTCTTGGTTGAGGGTCCATATGTCCACAGTTTTTTGATATTTAGCCATTGGCTTGATTCCTTGTTTTTGGTTATCTGGTTTAGTACCAGGTTATTTATGTGACGCATTGCTGCAGCACCCAAAAAGGCCCCAAAAAGGCCCTTTAAGTTAATGCATGTAATGCTATAGGTCCTCACTTAAAAGAGTGACTGCAAGGCCTACAATGCCTCCTAGAACCACTAGCCCAATGGCGGCTAATAGTGGGAAAGTATGAGAGTGAAAAACTGTATTAAATAGAGTTATAGATTCCATAATGGGAATGCTCCAATATTGAAAGTATTAGTTAAGCTTTAAAAAAGGTCGATTGAATAGCAGGCCTTACAAAACCACTATTGGACCCTATAGCCTCGCCTTTTGCTCGAAGGCCTACAATGACGCCTTTTAAATCATCAGGTCGATAGTCTGTTAAATCACCATCAATAACGACTGCAGAGACGCCATTAATAATATAGGTTGCTGGCAATGGTTTACCGCGTTTGGTATCAAAAACGACTGCTAGATTATCGCCACGACTTAGGACCTTAGAGCTAGATATATCGTTTTCTTCAGATAGTGAATATGTAAGGGAATAAAAAGAGGGCAAAGTATCGCTTGTGCGCTTATGGTCTTTTGCATAGTCGTAAAATTTAGCCATAGGTGCTGCAGCGTGCAAAATGGCTAGCAGTGAGGACATAACGCCTATATGAGATAGTTTAGCCTTTTCCCATTTAATATCGCTTGTGGCGTTCAAACGGAATGCTAGAGCCATGTTAGCCTTGCTTGCCTTGTTACTTGCTGCAATCACCTCTTTAATGAGAATTGCAGTAAATAACGCGCGGTCCTCAAAATACATTTTGGTTTTAGCTATCCTTGCTGCTAGCTTGCCTTTTAAATATACGGGATTACCTGCAGTATTCAGGCAAGCTGCAGCGCAACCTTTTGACGCACTCGCGCAAGTATTATAGCCACTCATTTTGAATGGTGCTAAATGCAATGGAAAAGTGAGGACCCCATTTTCTTTGGCATTCTTAGCTATTTTGGGATTGCTTAAAGGGTCCGCCAAAAGCGACCCTTTCACGTTGAATAGTGTTCTAGCTTGGCGCATTAATTCCGCCTTGCTTAGAGTTAAATAAGTATCTAATGGTGAAAGTGTAGTTTGCATCAACATAGTGGTATTCCTTTTTATTTGATTTTAGCTTGCATTGAACCATCAGAATTGACAGTACAAGTTATTAGAGTTTGGATAGGTTGTTTGTTGGTTTGACGATAAAAACTAGCCATTTCATAAGGGCAATAGCAAATCTCAACATTGGACCTCGTTGCAGATTGTTTGGACCCTACAAAGGTCCTGCCCTTTAATGGTTCAAAGTCTACGATTGCACCAATAGCGCCCTCGATGAAGGCGTGAACGTTTTTCTGTTTGTCTCTTAAGACCCTATTACGTCCGCCTTCTAGAACTACGCATTTGATGGTGGTTTGATTATCCATAGGAATCACAAAACAAGATTTAGCATAGCCAACAACCTTGTTTGTTTTCTTGTCTAGAATGCTGATTTTTCCATTGTTCAGATTCCGATAAACTCTTACTAAAGTAGTCATGGTTAAAGCCTCGCTTATGATGTTGGGAAGTTAATAAATAGTGGTGAGATTGCAATCATCACAATCGTTAATGGCGCAAGTATGCTAGCCATTGCCACTATATAGGTTGGAGTTTGTACAGGTTGGTTGGTACGGATTATCTTAGAGCGAGCTTTAAGCTTTCTTTTGGTCCTAGTAACTATAAGGGCCTGCAATTCATCACGCTGTTCTATCATCCTGCTATCGTATGGCGTTGTGACTGTTCCATTAGATAGTGGCATTTGAAGGTTATAGTTCTGTTCAATTCCGAAAGTTTTAATAATCATTTGGTCCGCCTTATAAAAGAAAAATAAAAAAAGCTTACATGAATAATAGAGACAGTACAACAACTATGTCATTAATGAATCTATGACAGTTCAATTTGTTTACCTATATAAGGTAGTCAATTGGTTGGTCAATAGGAAAAACAAAAACCTTAGATAGCATATTGATAGGGAAAACAATCGGACCATCAAATAGCTATCAATAGAACCATCAAAAGGACTATTAAAGGCTAGATACCTCTTTTTAAATGAGGCTATACAGGCCCTGCAGATAACCTAAAGACAATCCCTAGGACATTGGCCGAGGTCCTCTCAAGATTCTGACTGGAGGAAGGGGGGTTTCCGCCTGCCCCGATACGTAATCACCCTCTCATAGTTTTTCGCCAAAACAAAAGTTGGGGATTACCAACAGGACAATCCAATAGCCCCACATAAAGGATAACCAATAGACATCCAATAGAGGTAATCTCAGAGATATGGTGTTGTGGTTAGGACTATTAGTTCCATCACACAACATCACATCTCAGAGTCCTATCTCAGGGGTTCCCCCTTAGTGCAACCTTTGCTACATCCAAGTAATTCCTCTAGGTTTTTGTCCTACAGCATGGTCCATGAACCTCTCAATTTCTCTGTTGAAAGCTTCAGTCTTTTGCATGCTAGCTAGAGATTCACTGTCAGCATCCATCTGTTCTGTCCAGTAAGCGACAGCCATACTCAGAGCATCTAAGCGGTCATCATGGATGATTGCTCCTCTGTCTCTAGTCAACCGAGTCATCTGGTAGAACAAACTGTAAGAAGGTTCTGGTGCGCTATCGTAGTCTTCCTTGATGAGCTTCTCATCGACTATCAATCGGTGTTGCATCATCACAGGCTCAAGGGTGTCTATCATCCTCATCTCTTTCTGAGTGGAGTGACGGACTTCTTCTATGGTTACCCTGTGGATTCTGTTGAGGATGGGGGTGAGTAGCTTCACATACATACCATCACCAAAGTTACTCTCCACAATCACCATATTCACGGACTCTTGTTTAGCTACAGTGGACAAACTGGTTAGAGTTTTGTCCGAGTAACCACCCACAAAGCCACCTATGCGAGTGACATACAGGTAACCATTGAGCATCTTAACGACAGCGTAAGCAGTCTCGTCTTTACCTCTACCAGATGGGTCAATGGCAAGCACTGAGCCTGTGAAGTCCAGCATGTCATCAGACATCCACATGGGTCTATAGAACTTGTCACCAGTGAACCCAACGATAGGCACATTCTCTACTACCTGAGTAGGTCCAGAAGCCCAAGCTAAGTCTGCCCAGCCCTTCTTAGGGTTCAACGCAGTCACCATCAAATCTGATAGCTTAAGAGGGTACTTATCAGCGTCAGCTAGTGTTGTGTCCAGCATGAATTGCAGGGCAAAACCAGCTTTACCATAGGAAGCTTCACGCTCCATTAGGTCTGTCTTAGTGAATCTATCAGGCTCTGTAGGAAGATTCTCCTGAGAGGCTCTATTAAGCTCTATGAAGGGTGCTAATCGACCTTGATACATTGCTGATTGTTTGTCTGTGGGATACCTTGCAGGCCACACACGAATCTCGTAGCCACGTTCTGGTAGTAGGT